CTTTTGTCATCTTTTCCCTTGCGCATCATGCGGCAATGCAGTATGCTGCGTGGGTAGCGTCAGGGAGATCATCTCACGAATGGTTCATGGGTTACCGTATCCTAGGTGACGATAACGGAATTGGTCCCAAACCAGTGGCCGACATATATCGTGCGTTAATGGGCAAACTCGATGTTCCAATCTCGGATCGTAAAACGATCGAGACAGGGTTACCATCATCAGGTGACATTCCGGTTACTCCAACACAAGAAGTTAGTACAGTTGGAGTCTCTACGGTTGAGGAAGATCTTCCATCAACAGAAGGAGAAATGGCACTGACTGAACACGTTGCACCCAAGCGGTCTCGTAAAGACCGGCGGGAGTACCATAAGATGGTCCGTGGAGTTCCATTAGCACAGAGGCCGCCACTTGAGCTCATGTCTCCAAGTGTCCCGAAAAGGACACGTCAAAGACTCAGCGTAGAGTTCGCGAAAGAAGTGTGGGTAAATGGTGTCCACATTCTTAAGGTCACTTTCCGTGAGTTAAAAGATGCCTTTACAGGGCTAAACTCTTATACTAACTTCATCAGAAAATTAGTAAATTCTGATAATGAGTTTATGGGGAGACCCAATCTTCGATCAGCAATGACGCCTTGGATGCCAACAAAACTGGCGTGCAGCTTAACATCTGCACGGCCCCGGATAGCTCTTCTTCCGAACATCACTCAAAGGGCGACCGTTTTGTTGACAAGTCCTATCGGACCGTTTCCTCTTTCCATATTGTCCTGGCTCACAGTCAGACATCAGACTGCGCCGGTGATTTATGGTGAGTTCAGCCAAACTAGGGCTGATCCGGTTCACGATAAAGCTAGTGACGCAACGTTATTTGCATATCTCCTAGCAGTTGCTCGGTTTATACAGTCTCACTTGGCTCGAGAGGCCGTCAGAAGAAGTATGACGGTCTTTTCCCCAAGTTACGCTGTTGATCTGATAACTGATGGATTATTGGCAGAAAGAGAGCGTAGAAAACTCTCTGGGCCGAAGTTCGCCCGTGATCTAAATGAAGATTTAGATGACCTGCCACCTCCGCCGAAATTCTTGAAAGAGAATTTCTATTCTATGGTCAAGGCCTTGCAATGTCACCCCTATACTATATTGTATAATCGGGTTAACCTGCTGAACTCGCTCTGCTCCCAGATCAGCGATGCGTTTCTGCAACGTGATCCGGAAAACGACGAACCGTTCACTGTACCAGTGACCGTGCCGTTGTACTTCCGTTGGAGGTGGTGCGAGGAGAACATCACTCCTGTAGTGACCCAAGCGGTTATACAATGTGACATAAGCTCGAGAAGTGGAAGTACTGAACCACTGGCAAGAGTGCATCTCAAACCATTTAATCTTGGCATGTTCGATGAGGATAAAGAAAATCCTGATTCGGAAGTATATCCTGTAACTAGAAGGTTCGAGGCGATTGCATTAGTAGCAGACGCTCTCGGACTTGATGCCCAGTACCTGGACAACAGCCTATCCTTCGATATACTGAGGGACTGGTCGATGATTCATACTAGTACGTATAATCACCGTACTGGTCCTGCTGCTTATGTTTATAAGCCTTTCGGAAAGATAGGAACTATGGAGACGCTACCTTATCTAGATGAGGTCGCACGATCTGTGCGGGATCTACTTAAATCCCTTTTCCTCGCGGATAGAGCCAACGATGTGAAGGCCCTGCATGAGTGCGTATTACTACTTAAACACCCAGCAAGTCTCTTCTTGCCTCGTACTAAGATTCTCACTAAGCCTCTAGAAGATGTAACTAGAGATTTCGAGAGTTCTTATATACATTGCATTTGGGGGCTTGCCCAAGCTGCCATCCGCCCTCGTATGGATAACGAGTACGGGCTCCCTGAGTTAAAGGGAGATGGGTATAAGGCATTTTATCAGGACCTCAAAGAGGTCTTCGAC